GGTCTTTGAACAGCTTCCGATCGGTGCGGAGAACTACGACTTTGACGCGCTCACGGCAGATTTCAATGCATTCTTTGCTGAGAAACAGATCGATACGGATTCGTTCGGTTTTCTTGTTCTTGCAGACGAAGGCGGAGCTAAAGTTCAAACGGATCGCATTACTGATGAGCAGCTGCTCAACTGGGTAAAGATCGACTATGAAAAGAAGCTTGGTATTGCTGTTTACCCGGAAATCGTCTCAAAATCGGATTCGGCGTATGAATTCGCAGTAAAGGACAAAGAAGGTAACGTTCTGGATACCTATATGATCGATCCTCGAACTGGTACTGGTATAAACGCTTCAGGTGAGGAGGTCAATCTTCCACAAACTGGTATGTCCAGCTTACACAAAGCATTCGCCGGATTGGCTGCCCTTATGGGTATCACTGGTATCGGCCTTGTCAAAAGAAGCAGAAAAGAAGATGACGAATGACAATTGACTTTATGAGGGCGCTGCTTTCGAGCGGCGCTCTCAGCCCATCGGAGAATTATGAAGAAGAAAAAGATGATCATGCGTATCATCGGCATTATCATGATCGTGTGTAGTGTAGGTATTCTCGGCTTCTACGGCTATCGGAAGATCAGTCGAGAGCTATATCTCCGCAAGCTGCTGGAAGACAATATCAACTTTGAGATACCTCGGCTTGATATAAAAGTACCTGTTCTGGAGGGGACGGACAGCAAAGCTTTGCAGGTTTCGGCAGGACACTTTGAGGGTACGGGCGCTCTCGGCAAAGGTAATTACTGCATTGCCGGACACAACAGCACGATATACGCTGAGATATTCAATGACCTCGACCAGATTCAAATTGGCGATGAAATGTATCTCATTGATGTAGACGAAAAGCGTACACGGTATTGCTACATCGTAACGGAATACAAAATCGTTGAGCCGAAACAGGTGGAGGTATTGAATGATTACGGAGATGATCGGCTGACGGTGATCTCCTGCACCGATGACGGAACGATGAGACAGGTCGTAGTCGGAATTAAAAAATGATCATCAGAAAAACAAAATAACTATAGGGACTCCATTTGCGATCAGCGTGAATGGGGTCCTTTTGTTATATCTACAACTATGGCAATGCAGCATTGCCAAGTATCCATAATGCCTTCGTTTTGATCTAACGAATTCGATCAAAATGGAGGACATTATGATGAATCATAACCATGCAAGAGAAGCAAAGAAGTTTAAAGAAGAATGGAGAAGGCTATTGCGGCTCTACCGGGATCTCGGTATGTCGTATCAGGACATCCTTGTGCTCTACAAATTTGATAAAGCTGTGCTGAACAGCGACCGCCGCTATTACAGACACCGAAGCGGCTTGGATCTCACCGATAACGACCTGGACCTTTCCTATGTGCCGGAATTTGATACATACGGGATCGACAACTGGGTCGAGGTGTTACCGCTCGCTCTCCGTGAGAAGCTCGCCAAGTTGCCGGAGGTGCAGCTTCGAGCGTTCTATCTATACCGGGTCTGTGCATACACACAGAAGGAGATCTCGGCGATCTTGAACAAACCGCAGAGGACGATCTCTTCTTGGATCAGTAAGATCGCCGAAATTATCCGTGATCATTCAAAAAACTGCTAAAACGGGTGTGCGCCGAGGGCTACCTAATGAGGGCAGATATCCCTTGGTGCAGCTTGACAACTGAATAGCAGCAGCAGAAATACTTGGATCCTGCGGACGACCTGAAGGGCCGTCAGCCGAGCCATGCGCCATGACCTGATAGAAACAGCGAGCGAACACCCATGGAAAAACTTGTTGACAAGGACAAACTCCTCTGTCATGCACCGGAGCTAGCGACCCGGGGAGCGATGAAACGCAGGAGTATAATGCTACTTCCGTCCAGTCACAGTCCCTGCACATGCAGGATCAGGCAATGAGGGCGGCTCCGGGAGATCCTCGGAGGGGTGAGATCCCCATGAGGCCGACACGCTATCGACCGTTTCTGCTGTTCCGCTCCGTAGCGGGTACTTGGAGAAATACTACGGAATGTCTGAATCAAAACAATGGATCAGACGAAGGCAAAGGTGGTCAGAAGTCGATAGATGCGACATAGACCACCATATGAAAAACCAAAAAACAGCGTCGGAGGAATGATCCTCCGGCTGCGTGCCATACTGACTATGAAAGGAGAATGCCTATGAAGCATGATACGCCAGCCCTCACGCTAAAAAAAGCGACACTGGAAGCTTGGACGAACATCCTCTATCAACAAGGTCTCATCGACCTAGAGAAACGCACCAGAATGATCGCAATGATCAATAAGCTGAACGGATCGCCCGGATCCAACGACGATCATCACGAGACCGTCGAGATGGATGGGGTCAAGATGGTCAGCTAGATGATCGGCAGGACATGATCCATAGTAAGCTATGAGAGTGCAGTTTGTCTTGCGCTGTGTCCATCTTGTCTGGTAAGATCATGGAAAGCCGCTGCCATGAACGTGCAGCGGCTTTTCCATCGCAGAAACAAGTTAAGATCAGCAAGATCGACTTGACAAAATGAGACTGGTATGGTATCATAAGAGTAGATAGATGAGCCGTCTCCTGAAAGTGGTGAGCCTTATGGATATTTACAGTATCGCAAATAAAATGAAGATGGAGCGAAAGACCATCTTTGATCTGCCGATCCGCGTGACCTTTTATGCCCGTGTATCGACAACGAAGGAGGAACAGGAAAACTCGATCGAGAACCAGATCAAGTTTTTCACGGATATGATCGAGAAAAACCCGAACTGGACCTTTGTCAGAGGCTATGTTGATCGTGTACGCGGTGAATCTGCGGAGAACCGCAGAAACTTCATGCGTATGATCGAGGACGGCAAGGCCGGTGTCTTTGACCTCATCCTGACGAAGGAGGTCAGCCGATTTGCCCGTAATACGATCGACAGCCTCACCTATACCCGTGATCTGCTACGTGCTGGTGTCGGTGTGTTTTTCCAAAATGACAACATCTGCACCATCGACACGGACAGCGAGCTGCGCCTTACGATCATGTCGAGCATCGCAGCCGATGAGGTCCGCAAGCTCTCCGAGCGTGTCAGATGGGGACATAAGCGCGCCATCGAGAGCGGCAATGTGATGGGGAATGACCGTATCTTTGGCTACGATAAGCACGACTGCCGCCTGACCGTCAACGAACAGGAGGCCGAGATGGTGCGTTTGATCTTTGAACTGTATGCCACGGGCGACTACAGCACCCGCAAGGTCGAGCGCGTCCTATGGGAGAAGGGCTACCGCGGACGGAACGGGACCCGCATCCACCACAACACGATCTCCGGCATCATCCAGAATCCGAAGTATAAAGGATGGTACTGCGGCAACAAGGTCAAGGTCATCGACCATCGTACCAAGGAGCAGCGTTTTCTGCCGGAGAGCGAGTGGGTGATGTACAAGGACGAGACCGGCGAGGTCGTTCCCGCGATCGTGAGCGAGGACATTTGGGAGAAGTGCAATGCCATTTTCAAGGAGCGGAGCCGCGCCATCAAGTCCCGCGAGCGCTCCATCAAGGACAAGAGCGTCTTCACCGGCAAGATCTGGTGCAAGGCACACGGAAAGCCCTACTGGCGGACGAGCTACTCCAACAGCGTCTCGCAGGGCAAGCCTGTCTACCAGTGGATCTGCTCTGAGAAAAAACGCTTCGGCGCTTCGACCTGTGCTTCCTTTTCCATCATGGAGGCGGACCTCTACAAGATGCTCGGTGAGCACTTCCAGTTGATCGCCGGGAACATCGAGGAATATGTGCAGGACTTTCTGAAGATCTACCGTGAGAGCGATCGCAGCGCGAACACAGAGCGCATCCTGAATGACCTCCGCACCCGTCTGGATCGCGAAAAGGCAAAGCGCGAGAGGCTCCTCGACGCCTATACAGACGACCTCATCACCAAAAAGGAGTTCCGCGAGCGCAATGCCGCGGCCAATGTCCTGATCTCCCAACTGGAGGAGGATATCTATGCGATCGAAAAGAAGGCGGCCGAGGACACGGACTACGCCCAGGAGCTCGCCAAGATCGAACGGTACTTCCGCACGATGTATGCCCCGGAGCATGAGATGACGAAGACCGAGGTCGATGAGATGACACGCGCCATCATCGACCGAATCGACGTCGTCCCTGTGAACGA